TGATACCAATGATACCAATGATACCAATGATACCAATGATACCAATGATATTTACATGATTGTTGAAGATGATATTATAATTGGTAAAGCTTATATTGATAATATTAAGAACCTTATAACTAATCTCAATAAAACTAATTGGGATATTCTTTTTACATCTCTTAATGTTATTAATGACCCAAGAGAATATATTGAATATAAATCAGTATATAAAAAGCTAATATCTAAATCATGCTATTTTATCAGACCAAAAATCTGTAAAATATTATATGAGTCTATGAATACTTTCAAGCTAAGATTTAAACATTTTTTATGTAAATTTATAAATGACAATGATTATAATGTTATATTTTATAATAAAAACACTTTTGTAGAAGGTACTAAGATAGGTGTATATCCTACATCGGTAAATCCAAATAATTATCTTTATTTTAATAATAATTTTATTGAATTATCTAAAATAGCAAATAATGAATTTACAACTAAGGAAGATGTTAATAAGGCAACCGAAATATGTGCTAACAATAATTTTGACTCACCTGATTTTTTAAATGTATTGTCCGTGATATATCTTAAAAATAAAGATATAAATAATGCAAAAAAACACTCAATCGCAGCACTTGAATGTATGAAAAAAAATAAAGGCTATCTGCAAAAAAATAGCGAAATTCTTAACAATTGTATTAATATATGGCAATATGAACAAGACTTACTTGATGAATGTAAAAAGTTTACACCAAAGTATTAGACAGGTGCGGAATCTTGTGATTACTTAGATAATCCTTCAACCATTTTAGCTATTTTTTCAACTCCTTTTTCTAATTTTACTATTCTTTGTTGTAAAGAATCATAATCTTTTTTATTATCCATCATATATTGTTTGCATTCATTAAATTCAGCATCAGCTTTGACTTCATAAGAAGTTAGTTTTTCTACTAATTTAGCTACTTCTTCACTGTTATCAGCGACTGCTGGGGCACTTGCACCCCCCATAGCAGATAATTGATTTTCTAATTGATTAAGTCTTAAATTTATTCCAGATAATGACATATTTGCTCTATTATTAATGTAATATAATAATTTATTTTATTTTGACACAATAATATATAAAAAATGATTATATTTCTTTTATATTAGAAAGATTAAATAATGATTATTCCTGTAAGATGCTTTACATGTGGTAGAGTAATGGCCGATATCGTGGATTATTATGAAAGTGAGAAGGCTAATATCGAAGAAAACAAAAAAATAGATAAATTCTATAAAAATTTTGACAAAATACATACAGCACACATTTTAGATAATCTTGGATTAAAAAGATATTGTTGTAGAAGAAATTTAATAGCAAATATTGATATGATGGAAATTATTTAAATTATCTTTTATACGATTAAAGTAGATTAAGTAAACGAATAATTATAACAATGGAAACAACAAAAGATAATGAATCAAAAACAATTAATGAAAATATACCACAAAATATTGAAAGTTATATTGAAAAACAAATTGAAAATAAGCTAAATAATTTAATGGAAACATTACCAGACAAATTACCTGACAAAGAATTAAAAAAAAACGCATATAATTTAACAATAAGAGAATTGTATAAAAATACATTACAAGCGACAATAGATATTATAAATGATATTATTGAACTCAATAATAGTAAAATAACAGATATTAATTATTATATAACAAGAATCATTTATATTTTAACAGATGATGATAGAAAATTATATGTTGGCATTATATTAATAATACTATCATTTATAATTTATTTTATTGACGGTGCTTCTGTATAATGTATAATAAATAAATTATTAAGATAGATTAGATATATGATTTTTTTCATTGATAAAATAATAAGTAATTATAATTATTCATTCATATTTTTAGCATTATTATTTTTTATAATGGCAAAACAGAATGTACAAATACTACTATCAGTATTGATAGTTATTTATATTTATATAAGAATTGATAATAATATTAAAAATAATATAAATGCTAAAAATGATGAAAAAAAGGTAATTGAAAAAAGTTTAACTAATGATGTTAAAGATGTACAACAAATTAATGTAGAAAATTTTTATACATTTTATAACGAAAACAAAAACGTAAGATTTTTACTTGATAACAAAAAATTTATAGATATTATTTACAACATCAGATTTATAAAAAAATTTGATAAAACAAGATATAATAAAATTATTATTAATATGAATAAAATGATGAAAATATATATTTATATATTATCAGATAGATATGAAATTAATACATATTTACCTATATTATATGATATTAAAGATACAATATTAGAAATTTTATATTCATTAGTATTTGTAATACCACCTGGATTTAAACATATATATGGATTTTTACCACATGATGAAATAGAGAAATCAACTAATGATTTTATTGATAAATATAATGAAATGTTATCAATTATAATAAATTACGGTAATGTAGATAAAAAATATGCACATATAAATTATGAAAAATATAAGCCATTTGAAAAAAATAAAGAAGCTTACTTACCATAAATTATTATACTAATGGTGATGTGAAGCTTACATATTGATTAGCACATGATAAATCAGGTGGACTATATTCTTTATATGAAAAGTCTAAATTACCAACATTTGTGAAATCGTTTGAATCCCCCCCTTTTTTTCTTTTATATATTGCTTTTTTATCTTTAATAGAATTCTTTTTTGGTTTTTCATCAGATTTAGTTAATTTTTTAACAGTTTTATCAAAATCTTGCATTCTCCCTTTTTTAAATTTATTGTATAAAGAAGGTATTATAACAACAAATGTTTTAGAAAATGCTACTAATTTGCGTTTGCCATTGGGACACGTATAGCAACCTCCTTCCATTAATAATTCGCCTTGATTCATTTTATTCAACTTACCTCCTCTAATATTTTGTAAATATAAATAATTTACTTCGTTTTTATTAAATTCATTATCTTGACAACCGTTTGTAGCAGATAACTTTACTTCACCACAATTTGATAAACTTTGAACTAAATTGTTTACTAAAACATTCGGTGATAAACTTGCTTTTATGGCATCGTCTTGTTGTGTGCGACTTAATGAGGAAAATTCACTTGAATTAACTGAATTAGGATTACCCCCTTTTTTTAATCTCATTATCTATAATTATATAAATATTATAGTGTACATAATAATAATAATGATTATAGAATATTCAATAGAAGATCTAAGAGATTATTATAACGATAATAATGATATAAATGATAAATATGATGAATTAGAAACAGTTTTATCTAATAAAATAGACGAAGATATAGACAATAGTGAAATTATACATTTTTTTCCAGTATTATTATCATCTACGCTAATGTTAATTGGCGCTACATATTTTTTTATATAATTGTTGTTTTATTATATTTTTTTAATTTATTTTTATAATTAGTAAAGAATGTCTGACAGTATTACGCCATCGGGTACAACAAGAACAGCATTCTCTATTTCTACAAATGATTTGGAAATTAATGGAGATGTTACTGCCGGTAAATTTATTGGCTCGGGTGAAAGAATAACAGATTTAAATATTGATAGTATTAATCGCGGTAATGCTTTAAGCAAATCTTTTGGTGGTACTAATAATAATTTTTATATTCATCAAGGTATCGTTTTTAATAACAATTCTTCAATAAATAACGATAATAAGTTTTTAACATCATCGAGAATAAGATGGGATAATCAAGCAAACATTTTATATATTAATGATAAAAATATAGTTCAAGATAGTTCTAATTATGTATCATCAACATCAAATATATTACTTAGTAAGATAGAAAATTCTTCTAATGTTATTATTTCAAATATATTAAAACATATTCAAAATACTCTTGGAATTGATAACACTAATGGTATACCTATTGCTAGTACTACAAAAGCTGGTATTATAAAAGTTGGCGAAGGATTATTCATGTCCGCTGATGGATTTTTAAGTATTAATCCAGAAATTGTGCAAATTAGAACACCTTCTGTTGTTCCAAGTATTGAATTACTAAATCTACAACAGTTTCTGGTTAAATCTGTTTATAAAAAATATATATTTACATACAATCCAAATTTAGGTACTACATTTGATTATGATGAAGAAATAGAAGGTATTGGAAGTAATTTACCTGTTTGGTATAATTTTAGCGAAATTGTTAATACATCGCAAATTAACAACAAAGGTAATACAACTGCGTCTAGTAGTTCAAGTAGTAGCGATAAATTAATATTATATGGTTCTGCTTTATTGAAACCAGATTATCCAAGTCAGCTTAAATTTGAATACACTCCTTTAAACAATAAATATTTATATTTAAATGGCGTTGATGGAACTTATGCTATAATAAGTGATAAATGTGATATTCAAGGAATTTACAGTATAGGTGGCCTAGGTGGCAATCAAGTTGGTATTACATTCGCATTTTGGTTCAAATGTAGTAAACCAGAAAATTCAAAATCATTTATGTTTTTAGGTTCAGATGATTCATCATATTATATTAATATTGGCATTGATGATAGTAATTTTTTAACATTTAATATCTTTAATTTTGGTTCAAATGAATATAAAGTAACACAATATGAAAATTTATTTAATGGTAAATGGGTACATTTATGCTGGTCTATAAATGGTAACGGAAACTGGAATATATATATTAATAATGTAAAAGAAGTTAATATAACAATTAAAAGAAATATTAATCCATTGGCTATTTATAGTAAAAAATATATAGGACGTTCAAGATATGATACAAATAATTGTATTGAATGTTCTATATCAGATTTTAGAATATACAACAATGTATTAAATGATACACAAGTTAATGAATTATTCAACGCTACTAATTACACTGAATATGTATTAAGCTACCATGATCAAGAAAATGGTACTTATTCAGATGCTATTATGATTGGTGGAGGTGGTGGTGGTAGTTTACAAGGTGGAGGTGGTGCAGGTAAATTAATTTATATTGATAATGCAATAATATATTCAGGAGATTATAGAATTAAAATTGGAAGAGGTGGAGCTGGAAATTATACTACGCAAAATAACACATCTGGCAATCATACATCTTTTAGTACACTAGTAGCAAAGGGTGGTGGTTCATATGGTAATAATAATGGTATAGGTGGTTCAGGTTCAGGAAATGGAGGAAAAATTACTGATAATTCACCATCTTCATATTCTTTTCTTAATACTAATGGGGTATATTTTAGAGGCAATGACGGTTATACGAATTTTGGAGGAGGTGGTGGTGCTGGTACAGAAGGTTTTGATATAAACGGTGGTGATGGTGCTTATGGAATAAATTATGCAGGACTATTTGTAAATTTTAAGGATTATTTTGATTTACCTACTGATAATAGTATTGGATATTATAACTATACATCTAATTGGTTGTATTTAGCAGGTGGTGGTTCAAGTAATATAGATGGTGGTATTGGTGGATTGGGCGGTGGTGGCAATGGTAGTACAAAATATGATTCATCATTAACATATTATGGAACATATGGATCCGGTGGTGGTGGCTATGATAATGTAGGAGCATCCGGAGGTGATGGTGTAATAATTTTAAGATTTTTAGATAAATTAGTTGAAAGTATTAAAATTCCAGAATCAGTATTAGATACAAGTAATTATGTTCTTTATTCATCAAATAAATTAGCCAATAAAATTACAGATAATTCAAACTATATAAATCACAATTTTATAACATTAAACAATGATTTAAATAATAATGTTGACATATTAAATGTAAGAATTAATAATTTAAATACAGATAATATACATGAAAACGCTAATGCTCATAAAAAATTTATTATTGATAATATTTATGCGGATGATTTATTAATTGAAGGAAATTTAACAATTAATAATAATTTACATGTATTAGGAGAAACAACTACATTTGAAACTGATATTTATATAACAGAGCAATTAGATATTGAAAATGAAGGTACAGGTGTAGCATTAAAAGTTAAGCAAAATTCAAATTATGATATTGTTAACATATTAAATGATAATGATGAAGTATTTACTATAT